CCATCACCTCGAGCAACATCAGCAACTACTATATAATCCTTTTCATAATTTGGATATTCCCATATCCATAAATTATTATCAATACCAACACTATCACTTGGATCGGATTTGTGTGTTTTAGTATACCATTCTAGAATAAGCGGATCTATAACGTTGTTACCTGAGGTTAGAAAGTCTGCATCACATTCTTGTGCAGCTCGCTTTGGTCCTAAATTGGTGTCCTGTTCATCTCTCCAAGTCTGATCCCTATCAGGATGCAAGCTCCAATGTAAGTATATATCGTTAAAATCATTACTTTTTTCTTGAGCACCAACCCATGTTTGGTGAAAAAAATTACCAACACCATTAGGAGTACTTATCATTATACAATCTCCACCTGTTGCTAGTGTCTGTTGTGCTGCTGTCCAAATTTCATCTATCTTGTCTATGAATGCTGCTTCATCTAGTATTAGTAAACTCAATGCTTCAGATCTACCAGCTGATTCGTTGGAGGCTACAGCTTTTATTTGTGAACCATTAGCTAGTCTCATTGATAACTTGTTATCTTCTTCAACCTTAGTTTTGAGCCAGCTAGGTAAGTTTTGATACATAACCCTAACCTTAGTAACTAAGTTTTTTGCAGTGTCTTTACCTGTAGCTATACATAAAATATTTTTATCATGTTGGAATAAAATTGTCCACAAACTATATGCAGCAGTTAATGTTGATAATCCTAATTGTCTAGCCTTTAACACTACATTGTATCGATTATCCTTAAACTGGTTTAGTACATCTTCTTGAAATGGATAGAGCTCAAATTTTAACTTACCTTTAGTTGGATGTTGGATAACACAATATTTTTTCATAAAATACTGAGGATCTTTTACACAAACTGCGTATTCTTTCTTTATTGCAAGTTTAAGTTGTTTTACATTTTTATCCACTACCCATTCCGTTTTCGTGGTTACCTATAGCATTAGCTACAGTTTTATCAAGTTTCAGAGCTTTTGAAGACTCAACTTCTTTCATTGCCTCTTGTATCTCTTTGAATACAGCTTGATATCTTAATTTAGTTTGTTCCTTTACCCAATCTTCCCACTTACCTTTCCTTTTGAGTTCTGTCTCAAAAAACATCTGACAATGATAACATCTACCCATCCTATCGTAGGTTTGTTGATCTAAAGTTTTGAGAATTAGTTTGTCACAATCATTACAGCTGTCAAAACCCCGTGGAGGAACTTTTGTAATTTGTTTACGTTTACCTTCTTGTATTGTCCATCTTCTACCTCTAGCATCAATCCACTCTTCACCTTCTTCACGTTGATGAGTTGTTTTTGATTCATATCCTATCTGAACTTTATCTTTGTACTTGCCCGTAAGCATGTCTTGTATTTTTTTTATATTTTTGCTCATATCTATATATATGTATATATTTTAATTACCTGCTATATTTTAATAATCCTGTTATCTGATTAACAGGTGCAAAAGCCCCTGTAAACTTATAAGTGTTTCCTTTATATTTAAAAACTAATCCTTCAGATGGTACAACAGCATCAAAGCCTCCTAACGCTTCCAATTTATCTAACTGTGCTTGTAGTTTATTCATTAAAGAAGGATCTTTTGAAGACTCCACCTGTTTACGTACTGACTCGACATCTTTACGTATTCTCTGAACTGCCTTATCTGGGCTGATAGACAAGTAGCCTTCAACGTTCTTCATAATCTCTGCACCAACTTCTAAAAATATTAACTCAAAAGGTTTAATGTTTTCCTTTTGCATTTTTTTGTGATCATTTTTATCTGTTGACTTTACCCATTCTAGAAACTCTTCGTTATCAATTTGTTTGTTCATCATAGGTATAGTAAATGTTTTATCAAAAAATGCCCAACGTAACACTAATCCATCCTCAATTGTTTTAGGTATGTCATAATCCATTTGTTTAGCAGCACTATATACAAACTCTCGCCAGTACATCTCGTGATATAGAGACACTGTATCATCATCTTTCAGACCGTATACATTTCTTAGTTTATCAACCTTCTTACTAAACCTCGATTTGAGTTTACCAAAGTTTTGATGTTTAGGTACGTTTAAGAAATTAGGTGCACCTATTTTAAATTTACTTTGGACTTTGGCATTTATTTTGGTAATCATTTTAGATAATTTATTAGCACCATTTCTAACAGAACCTTTAGCATTACCATTACTATCATACTTTACTATACCGTGAAAAATAAGTTCTGCAACATCATAGTCTATAACATTAGCAGTTTCTGGATATATTATTTCGAGGTTAAGAAAATGTCCCCCATCATCAAACATTTTTTTCTTATCCTTATCATTTAGACCTGAAATAGCACTCTCTAAATCATCCATAGCAAAACTAAAAGCTCTAGTGACTGCACCTCTATTTGCAAATTTAGCCTTTAATGCTTTTGCGTCAAGTGAAGTTTGACCTTTGTTTTTGAGATGGCCTTTATTCCTAGCTGCGACTAATTTATTGTCTTTCCAAGATACCATTAGGTTTTGTCCATCAAGTTTTTCAGTAACACCTTCCTCTCTAGATAGATTACCTCCTAGACCCATGTTTATGATTTTTTTAAGATCACCAAATGTAAGCTCCATATCATCAAATGGATGTGCCATATGACCTGCTGCTCCTCCCATAAGCAATAAACTCCTTTTATCTTTTTTTGTTGGTAGAAGATACTGAATTTGTTCCGTTAAGTCAACAACTTTTTCTAAATCACTATGCATTATATCATCTCTGCTTACCGGAGTAGTGTCTTTTGGTTCCTCTTTATCTATTTGTTTGGTAGTATCTTTTGATTGTTTTACAGCTGTGTCCTTGTATTGATCTACAAAATCAATAAATTCCATTCCTATATTTTTATTAATTTTTCTTATATGATTTTTCCACTTTAGCCATGCTTGAGTACCTATAAGATCTTCCATGTTATTAGCTGAAGGTTTTGACACCCCTGCAGGCATGTAACTTACTGATGCAACTGGTCCCTCTTCATTGGGATAATATCTGTATAAATCTGTATTTTCGAGATCATATTTTTTTACAAACTGTTTTGGCAAGATAAAATCAACAACTTCATAACCAATTCTACCAGCATCAGCAACTCCTCGTCTAGCATATGCTTCATACGAAGGTGACCAATAAATAGGACCATCGTCAGTACCACCACCTTGTGTGTTACTTGCTTCTAGGATTCTTTTCCAATTGCAGTGTTGTAGGAAGTTAGCAATATTTTCTTCAGTAACATACTCGTTCACTGAAAATTTATCAACGAATATTTTAGCAACACTAGGTGACCAATACTTAAACAGCTTCTTAAAATTTTGTTTTCTATCCTTTGCATACTTGTTACTACCAAGTATGGTTCTCATTGTTGTACCACTGACTTCTAATCCTGCAACGTTTACACTAAAATGTGGTGATCGCGTAAAATATCCGTGTTCTTTGTAGGTATACTTTGCTTTACCTTTCCATGGTAAAAAATACTTTCCACTTGTAATACGACCAGCATCTTTGTCACCAAATGCAAAAACCACAGCAGTATCTTCGGAAAATTTATTTGTTATTTCTTCTGCTTTGTAAGGATTTTTAACCTGAACTATCCTGTTACTAGGTATACCCATTTTAATCATATGAGCTTTCTTTTCTTTAAAGGATAATGGTGAGTTTGTATTGTTTGTTTTATTTGACGTAGCGATATATACTTGACCAAATTTTTTTTCTAAATGAAAGTATACTTTTTTATGATGAGGACCAAATGGCTGAAATCTACCAGGATAGATTGCTATTGTTTTACCAGGTACAAGTATATCATTTTCTACTTGCAGGAGAGGTGCTATGATCTCTTTTACTAATTGCATTGTATATCCTTATTATATCCCAAATATACATACAAAATATCAAACTTCCAACGCTCTTTTGTACCAACCGTAATAAAATTTTTCTAAATCTGGTTTACGTGTTACTAGATCAGCATAGTACTTGACTCTATAAGCTCTGACACGTTGTAATTCTACATTTGATTTTAAGATTGCTCTAAGTGTTATAGGTCCCAATCCACCATCTACTTTTAACTCTGCGCCCTTAGCATTAGCAGCTCTTTGTAATATTTTGACCGCTCTACTCTTACCTTGATTTACGCACATATCAAAATAAATGTGTCTCAACTCCTCAGGTAACTCTTCAACTTTATTTTTGTCCCAATAATGTTCTTTGTAGATTAACTTAGCTTTATCTTCAGTTAAATTTTTAATATCAACATCTGGATGACTTCGTTTAGCTATACCAAAATTAGTTTCACCTCCAGGATCTTTAGGATCGTTTACATAGCCACCTTCATGATGCAATACTTTAACAATAATATCTTTAAAATTTACTAACATAACTTAATACTCCGATGTTTGCCATTCCTCACCAGCTAAAATTTCTGTAATTTGCTCGTGAGTATGTTCGTGTTGATTTTGATAACTATGTATTACCCATCTATTTAAAACTTTAGTAGTTAGTGCATCTACTGAAGTTGGAACAGCACTACCTGATGCTCTATTATATTTTACAAATGTTAAACTACCTGACACATTTTTTCGTAATGTACTACCTGTCGTTTCCATAACCTCAGAATAATTAATGGATCCAGTCTCATTAGTACTAAACAGAACGTATTTCCTATCGGGATAACGTGACATAATTAATTCCTTATGTTAAATTTTTCAATGCAGTTCCAAATAGACTTTGACTATCAAAACTTACAAATGATACGAGATCAGTTATAACAACATCACCAGATCCTGTTGCTGATACTGCATACGGCATTCCATTAGGAAATTTAAACTGATCTGAGTAAGATATTGTACCTGAAGTTGCTTGTTGTGTCACTTGTAAGTTAATTGATTGACCAGGTGAAATATTACTTGCTGATAGGTAAGTATCAGCTCCTGAAGCTAGTTGCAAGTGGAAAAAGTTACTTAGTCTTGCATCCATTGACGCAGTATTACTTGCAATTGACATTGATACTACAACACCAGTCATTGAACCTGATACTGTTAGACTACCACTATCTGTTACACCTACTGGTTTACTAAAAGGTCCAAGATTAACTTTATTGTTACTAAAAGCTTCTACAATTGGTAATCCTGCAACATTTGTTACAGCAAACAATGAACCAGACAATTAATCACTTAGATAAACTTAATCAAATTTCCTCAAACGAATTTGATCCTTTTGTAATAATAAGAGTTTTAGTTGGTGGTAGAAAAGGTATAGATGCTGGGCCACAACATACTGGAAATTATACTTCTGCAATGAAAAAAATGGTTAAGTTCTTAAATGTAG